AAGCAGTAGGTGCAAATCTTCTTACAAGAGATACTGGTTCAATTATCAATCCAAACCTTGAACTTCTGTTCAATGGTCCTTCACTTAGAACCTTTAACTTTAACTTTAAACTTACACCAAGAAGCGAAGACGAAGCAAAAGTAATAAGAAAGATTATCAAATCATTTAAACAAAACTCTTTACCACAAAGATCTTCGTCAAATGTATTCTTGTTAACTCCAAATGTTTTTAGACTTAAATATATTCAGGGTGACACTGACGAACAACATCCATTCATGAATGAAATTAAACCGTGTGCTCTTACTTCATTCAATGTGAACTATGCACCAGAAGGTTCTTACATGACCTTCAGAGGTTTACCTTCAATGACTTGTTATGAAATGTCAATGCAGTTCAGCGAGATTCAACCCATCTATGCTGACGAAATAGACAACACCGAAACTTCTATGGGTTACTAAAATGCCTGTTCCTTTTTTCCAATTTGTTCCAGACTTTGAATATGTTAGCAGACTACCTGGCGCTAGCATATCAGAATATATTACTGTTAAAAATTTATTCAGAAGGGCAAAGTTAAACCCAGAAGTTTTCAATGACCTTACTAACTTTACACAGTATAAAATTATTGGTGATGAACGACCAGATCAAGTAGCGAATAAAATTTATGAAAACCCATATTATGATTGGGTTGTTCTTCTTTCTAATAATATTATTGACTTAGTAAATGAATGGCCACTGTCACAAGGTTCATTCCAAAACTATATGACTTCTAAGTATGGTGCCGAACAAAACTTTTTAGAACCACATCATTATGAAACCACCAAACAGGTTGACTCCACAGGAAAGACTGTGTTACCTGCTGGTCTTCAGGTTCCAAAATCATTTACCTTCTCTTACTTTGATTCGGGTAATAAGGTGACCAGAAGAAACATTACCAATGTGATCACCAACTTAGATTACGAAGAGAACATTCAACTTAACAAAAGAAATATCTATTTGATGAGACCTGAATTTGTGGGCGAAGCAATCACTAATTTAGAAGAGATCATGAAGATAAGAAAAGGAAGCACCCAATACGTCAACACCAATACTTCCAAGGGAGAAAACATTAGAATCTATCAATAAAAAAAGAGGGGTGTTACCCCCTCAGAAGATTGATATATGCTGCAACAACCAGAAGTGTCAAGCAGATCTGATTGTACTTCATCAACTGTCAGCAAGTTTAGCGAAGTAACTCATGGGGTCGTCATCGTCTGTTTGACTACCTCCAATGTCAGAAGAGTTGAAATCAGCAGTTGTTTTTGAAGCTTTGTATGAATCTTCAAGTTTCTGCATGACTTGCTCTTCACTGACATTTCGTTCTTCAGTGGCAGCGTAGTTATCATACTCAGTTTCCTCATCCGTAGTTGAAATGCGGGTAGACTTATTACCCAGAACATAATCAAGACGCTTCTTCAAATCTTCATATGATTTGAATTGATCTGCAGCGGTGAAAGCACTAAGTGAATACTGCTTTTTCCATACTGCTTCAAGGGCATCGTCGTCATCCAGCAGAGGAGTAGGACGATCAAACTCGGACTTGTCGTAGTTCCAATAACCATCTTTCTTCTGCAGTTTCAGTTTGAAGTTCGCACCCTGCCAGAAATCAAAGGGATTGATTGGGGTTTCATCTTCAAACTCGGGTTGCATCACATCCATGATCTTGTCGAAGATCTTCTTACCGAACTTGTAGAGGAATACACCACCTTCGTTCTGAGGATTAGCAGGATCTTTGACAACATAGATGTTGGCATAGAAAGACAGTTTACGCTTTTGCTTACGCACTGTATCTTTGTCGGCATCACTGCCGCTGTTCCACAGTTCCCTGTTCAGTTCACCGACAGGATCCTTACCACCAATCGTGGTCAAGGAGTTCTCGATATACCACCCACCAGGTCCCTGGAAGGCGTGTGAGAACAGTTTGACCCATGGCAGGTCTTCACCGTCAGGTGCTGGCAGAAAACGGATCACGGCGTAACCATTGCCAGACTTATCCATCTCTGGTTTCCAGAGTCGGTCGTCGGCACCGCCGCCTTTGTTATTCATCTTCTCTGCTTCTTTGGTCAGTCTCGCTGTCAAAGAGCCCAAAGATGATTGTTTCTTAAGGTCTGAAAAAGACATTTGATAAACTCCGTATTCGTTGTATTTGGCTTGTGTCCCGTTGCTTTCTAGAGGATTGGGTAGCCTCTTAAACCAAGAACTATAAGATCTTTTTAAAGGTTTGTCAAGAAGACTCATTTATATGTTGTTTCATGTTTTCAATTATGCTCGACATATTAGAAAACACATAACCAAGATCCACATCAGGGGGGAATCCTAGTTGTCTTGCAGAAGTAATAATATTATCCTTCATGCGTTGCGCTTCGGGATCATCCGAAAGACTCATCCTAGTATATAGAATCTTCTGCTTTGAAAGCAGTTGTTCTAACATTTCAACGTGTTCTAGTTTTTCATCTTTGCCCATGGATGCGAAAGAAAAGACCTTCTCATAAATCTTATCTTGTAGTTGTGAGATCTCTTTCATCTCTTGTTGGACAAAGTCAGACTGGAAAAAACTCATACCCCCTCGTACACAATTTTCTTCAAGATTTTCTTATACTTGAACACATCTATATGTATGAACGTATCATACTTACTAATCCGCATGGATAGGAACTTCCACACGGGGTCATCAAGTTTAGCATCAAAGTGTGATTTGAATCCAATAATCTTGTTAAGGATTACAAGTGATTCAAGGGACAGACTTTTGTTTAGATGTTCCTTGATGACTGGTGGGTGTTTTGTTCCCACCAACTTAAACATACCATCAAAATCTTTTCCTGTAAATACATTCTCTACTTCCGTTTTGAATGTGTATGTGAGTGATTGTAATCGCTTCTTCCATTCGGTGTAATTGTGTTCTCCATTTCGGACAATCTCCCCAATCCACAATGACTGAGGGTCATCACAAGAAACAAAATTGGAAACGAAAAACTCGACCACTTCCGCATCGTCTTTCTGTCTGCTCAGTTTTTCAAAAAAGAATCGATCCTTCCGCTTATAAAAACTTTGAATAGAAGCACGGGACTTTCCACAATACTTGTGGTAGTCATACTTCTCTTTTGTAAAGTGGTTCTTCAGTCCTAGATAGGACTTATATGCATCAAATGGAGTCACCTTCGGAATCATTCACCATACAAATAATCATATGGGAAGTTTAGCGTGAGAAGTTCTTTTTAGCAAGTTTAATTCCATTGCTTCACACTTAAGTTTTTCCTTAAGTGGTTTGGAAATTAGTTTGGGGATTGATTCAACATCAAGGTTGTTCTGCTCACAGAAGTGAACGATCGCATCAATATATTTCATGCCCTTGTTTTCATGGGCAATCGATTCAATCTCTTCCGTGAATCTACGAGAGCAATAGAACTTTGTCTCCAATAGATCGTTGATTGTTTCTTTTTCAGGATTCTTTGCCATACTCCTGCAGTTTGAATTCAACAAACTCTCTAATATATTCGGAGAGAAGGTTGATGTACTTTCTTTTGTCATACTCTTCATAAACAACACATTCCCCATCTTCACATGACATGATGATGACAAACTTTTGTACCATTATACCAGTCATCTCGTATAACATGCAAGCATACGCTGCACACTGTACGAAATAGTGCTCAATCCACTTCCTTGGTTTTGGTTTCTTACTAGTCTTGAAGTCAATGACTGCAAGTTCACCTTCGTATTCAGCGATACAATCAACAGTCCCTGCTACACCAAGTTCTTTACTGAACAATGCCTGTTCAATTGCATGGATGTTATCAATTTTATTCAGATCAGGTTTTGCCTGTCTGAATAGCATGTCAGAAAGAGGTTGAACTGTTGGTAGTTTCTCGTTCTTAATGTAGTGTTCAACCAGCGTGTGCATGTCAGTTCCACGACTGGTTGCTTGCTTGGTTACTTTATTTGCTTCTTCATTACCAACCCGTGCTCTCCACTCACGGAAAATCTCACGGTTGTAATGACTGATAACGGACGTAATAGATACTAACTTTTCCCCCGTAGGGGTATCATAATATCTAACACCATCAATAGTCTCCCTATCTAGGGAAGGGTAATCAATTTCAATTTTTGTAAACATTACATACCAAGTTCAAGTTTAGCAATGATGTACTCCTTAACGAGTCCACTTCGACAGATGTCTGCTGCTTCAAATTCTACCATACTGAACGATGGCATGTTCTTCAGAATACGAATGAAGTCTACGATGCCATTCTTTTCAGCAGTCTTCACCAAGTCAGTCTGTGTTGCATCACCACAGAAATGAATCTTAGAACTTTCACCAACACGGGTAATCATTGAATCAAGTTCATGGAAGTTCAGGTTCTGAAATTCATCCACGATAACAATGACATTGTCAAGTGTAGTTCCACGGATGAATGAGGTGCTCCAGAAACTGATGGTGCCTTGTGCTTTCAGATTTGCATACAGCATTTCAAAAGCATTGTCATCAGGCATCTCAAACATATACTTCACCATATTCTTATATGGAATCTGGTAAAGCGATGACTTGTCTTCATGGTCACCAGGTAAGAAACCAATCTCCCTGGTGGGTACAAGCGACCTGACGATGTAGATTTTTTCGTAGGGTGTCTTTGGGTCTAAGACATCCAAAATGGCGTTGTAAAGGGTGATAAAGGTCTTTCCTGTACCAGCACACCCATAAGCAACTAGGTTTTGATCTTTACCATACTGTTCAAAGAATGTTTCCTGGTTCTCAGTCAGTGGTTCAATCTTTCTGATGTAATCAAGATTGATTGGTTTCTTCCTTTTCATCGTTCGATTACTCGTTCCGAAGGGTACAGGATTTTCTTTTTTCTTTCTTACAGGCATAGTTTCAATCGTAGTGCTTCAAAGTTGAACCTGGCTGCTTCTTAGCAGAACTAATTACATCCTTCCAACCTGGATGTTTCGTGTAAAGTTTACTGAAAGGTTCACCCATTTCTAGTCCCATACCAGGAGAGTTTTCTGGTGTGTAATATCTCTCCCAATCTGGATTGTCTTCACGCCATTGATCCCAATCATGAACACTCATCTTGACTTCTTTAGTCTCACCCGTTTCTTTATGCTTTACAGGATACGTTGCCATCACATCACCTCACAATGTTTTTATATTTAGACCCACTCCAAAGCACCAGCAATGGTGGGGAATTGTTCAGCAAAGATCTCTCTACAAGCAATCGCAAGATCCATATGTTCTTGCTGTGTTCCGTTAGCAGATCTCAGATCAATATAATGCATCCATGACCTAAGTGAACCGGACATGTAAATTTTTGTGCCAACGGCGAGGGGAAGCACCATTCTTGCGCACTCCTTTGCCACACCTTTTTCCAGCATCTGTTGATACAATGCCATAGCAGAATCAAACAATGTCTGAGTTTGCATTTCTAATCTCTGTATCTCGAAGTCATCAAGATCATCAATAGAATTCTGACGATTCTTAATATCCTGACGGCGAAACTTTGGAATAGGAATTTCCTTACTCAGTAAACTGCTATCAGCATACCGTTGAGAAAACTCTTGAAATGTGAAGCTACGATGACGAAGCACTTGAGCTGCGATTGCTCGAGAAGTCTCTATCTCAACAGTCATAAATGCCTGCTCAAAGATACTCCAGTGCTTGTGCTTGATACAATATTTCAGAAGACCCTCAAAGGAATCGTTTCCCTGATTTGAAGGATTGCTTACACGGGCACAATATGCAATATGCTTTTCAGCATCAGGTGTGACCGAGACCAGTTTCGCTGTGTTCATTTAACTTTTTCTGTAGTTTCCTTTCTTTCTGTACTATTTTAGCATACGCTCTATCCCCTTCCGAAAAGAGTTCAGGGTGTTTTAAGATGTATTTGATTGCCTTTTTGGTTTTCATCTCTGTTAGTCTGGGTATCCGTCATCATCATATACCTCCTCATAATCAGTAATGGGTGCTTGATACTCAGGTTGCTTGCTGTATGCTTCAACGTCTGAATAGACTTCCGATTCTAGCGCATCAACCAGCATTCTAAGTTGCCTTACAAGGAGTTTAAGTGCGTCCTTTTCCATGTTAATAGCGTAGCGTCGTGTAATTATAGAAGAAAAAAAGGGGGTCGTCAACCCCCCGGATGTTCACTTGGTGTAAGTACGACCACGATAGCAGAAGGTGCCATGAGTTTCCTCAGGTACTTCATGCACTTTGCAATCAATTCCACGATACTTGGTAACATGGATTTGTGCGTCGTGCAGTGCTGCTGCTTTTTGGATTTGGTTCTTGATCAAAGTGAGTGTGTTCATTGTAGTGACTCCTAAAAGAATGGAAAGTTAACCTTCTCAGCTTGCGCTGGATCCGTTTTCCCGTTCCTTCAGTCGTTTGCGTCCCAGTTACACTCAGGTGTTGCTTCCTTTACGGTCTCAATTACCTCAGTTTGAATGATCTGACTTACACTGTCATTTGCTCGGATACGGCTGATCATGTCAGCAGCATCGGTACAAGCAATACTAGAGTAAAGCAATAGATCAATCATGGGATGAACGCTCCGTTCCGCGACTTACTTGCGTCCCCGAAGGGATGAACGACAGGTCTAGTATAGACCTCATATCTTATTTAGTCAAGTATTAAGAATTGAAACCGCTTTCCTTTGCTTCTTCAATCATCTTAGATACGACCTTCTCTGTTCCATCCATTGTCTTAATGGCAAACAAGTTTGACTTTTGATACTTCTTAATCTTTTTGTATTCTTTTAGAAGTCCTTCGATTTCATCTGTAGACATATCAAAGTCTACATCAAATCCTTTACTCATTTCTTTTCTTTCTTATTGGGATTATTCCAAAGTTTTGGATTCATAGTGCCATCAGACTGGGTGATGTTTTTCAAGTCGCTCTTGTAGTTGTCATAATAGTGGTCAAAGATTTCCACTTTCTTTTGTGACTGAACAAGATCGTAACGTGTCTCACCGTCAACAATATATTCCACAAGGAATGCGTTATTAGGAAGTGACTTGTCTTTTGCGACATTCGGATCGCATTCCTTATTAAGAAAAATCATATCAATCAAGATCTACCGCCCCATTGAATATCAGGATAAGCAGATTCTACCATAGCTTTGGTCAGTTTGTACTTATTAGACAGTCCTTTATCCTTCACAAGGCAAAGAATCTCCGCTTCATCAGGGTGAAGACCTTCCAGCATCTGAATAAACATCGACTCTCTACGGGTCTTTGAAAGACTATCATTGCCACCTTTGACAAAGTGGTAGAAGTTTCTGCATTCCTTTCTAAGAGATGTGTGGTCGGTCCCCAGGGGTGCCTCATTCTTATTGAAGGGCACTTCACCTTCAGGAAGCATAGACACCACAGTGTCGTCGAAATTCCAGATCAACAGAGAAGCAAGTGCTTCGGATCTATGTTCCCTAAGTAAGTCAATCTTTTTATCTTTAGTCCTTGCTTTGCTAATAGTAGCAAGGATTTCGTGCATAAAAGGATTAGGTGGAAGTTTTGTAGATGTAGCCATCGTTTCAAATCAGGTTTGGTTATTTATTCTTGATCAAAATCTTCTAGATTATTTTCAAATCTTACTGCAAGAATATCGTCAGGTAAGATCTGTCCATTTTCATCGAACATTTCGGGATGTGTAGGAACAAATGTTGAGTTCCTCTCAATCACATATTCCTTAAGTAGGTATCCAATGACACCTCCAACCAAAAGAAACATAATTGAAATTACTGTAGACAGTGTAAGGGTGACTGCTAACATGATTCCCTCCCTTGAGATTCTTTCTTCTTGATATCTAAACTGAAGTCTAGATGAAAGTGTATCTCCCGTCTAAAGAGGGAGATTACCTTTCCAAACTTCATGTGAAAAGTCTTGGACGGTTCAGTCTTCCTCCTTTTATTTCTAAGTAGTAATTCTACACCTCTGTTTATCTGAAGTGTATCATCA